GCAAGATCTCCGAGCGCACCAAGGCCGCCCTGGCCCAGGTCAAGGCGCAGGGCCGCCAGCTGGGCTGCCCTACTCCCGAGGTCGGCAGCGCCTTGGGCATCGCCAAGATCCAGGCCAAGGCCGACCGTTACGCCGAGCGCGTTGGCCCCCTGGTGCAGGACATCGTCCGCAAGTCGGGTGCCTGCACCCTGCGCGACATTGCTGCGGCTCTGACCGCCCGCGGCGTCGAGACACCCCGCGGCAACATCAACTGGAACCCGAGCCAGGTGTCCAACCTGCTCAAACGCATCAGCAACTGAAGGAGAAAACCATGGAAAAGAAGATCCCCTACAACACCGGCAAAGTGATGATCGGCTCCAACTACCAGCCCCCCAGGCGCGTGAACCTGAGCGCCACCGAGGAGCGCCTGCAGTCGGCGCTGCTGGGTGACAAGCGATCGGTAGGCGAGCAGACCGAGTGGCTGTTCCTGCGCTGCTTGTACGTCATCGCTGCAGTGGCCCTGGCCATCATCTGGGTGACCAAGTGATGCAGCCGCAAGACATCGGTGCGGCAATCCGTGACGCCCAGCTCAACCTGTTCCAGGCTAGGGACGCCGTATTCCTGGCCCGCTGCCGGCTGCTGGCCGCCGAGGTCTGCCGCAAGCAGGGCACCGTCAGCATCAACGACATCCGCGCCGGCATCGAGCTGCCCGCGCAGATGCACCCGTCCGTCTTGGGCGCGGTGTTCAAGACCAAGCAGTTCAAGGCCGTCGGTTTCACCGAGGCCACCCATCCCCAGGCGCACGCCCGTGTCGTCCGGGTCTATCAGCTGACCAACCAAGGAGAAACCAATGGTCAATAAAGTCACCCCCGACACGATGCTGTCGGCCAGCCGCCTGCCAGGCATCATGGGCATCAGCCGCTACCAGACCCCCAACGATGAGCTGGAATACAGCATCCGCGCCCTCAAGGGCGAGGAGCGCCGGGACATCGGCAATGAGGCCATGGCCTGGGGCAACATCATGGAGCCGCTGATCCTGGAGGACGCGGCCCGCCGGCTGGAGCTGACCGACATGGTCACCGATCACCCGGTCGCCCGGTATCACGAAAGCCTGCCCCTGTGCTGCAGCCTGGACGGCACGGCAGACGGGCGTGGCCAGGTCATCAGCACCGACCCGGCTGCCGGCGTGTACGTCATCGGCCAGGACAGCATCACGCTGGACGGCGTCGGAGTGCTTGAGGCCAAGCTGACGGCCATGCCGCCCGATGATGTGCCGCCCTTGTGGCGCGGCCCCATCCAGCTGCAGGCCCAGATGGACATCGTGCAGGCCAAGTGGGGTGCGGTCTGCACCCTGTACCGGGGCACCGAGCTGCGCGTATTCGTGTTCGCTCCCCACCAGGCAACGGTCAAAAAAATTGCAGAGGTGGCCATCGACTTCCAGCGCCGGCTGGATGAATGGAAAACGACAGGCCTGGTGGACTACTACCCGCCGGCAGAGGGCGAGCAATGGCCAGACACCCGAGGCGTCTACCCCATCATCCCGGTACCTGCTGTGCTGGATGACAGCTGCATCGAGCGGGCCGAGAAGATCCTGGCCAAGCGCAAGGAGATCAAGAAGCTGCAGACCGACCTGGACGCTGATGAGGAGAAGCTCAAGGAGATCCTGGGCAAGGCCGAGATGGGCATCGCCGGCCAGTACCAGATCATCCGCTCGACCCGCCACTACCAGGCGCAGCCCGCCAAGATGGTGCCGGCCAAGGAGGCCTACACCATCCGTCAATCCACCCTGACCATCAAGCCGGTGAAAGCATGAGGGACGAAGGTATGCCGGCCATCATGGAGGCCCACAACCGAGCGCTGGTGGCGCTGCTCAACGCAACCGACATGACCGAGGAGGAGGCCGATGAGGTCATTACCTCCATCGTCGCCCTGGTCTTCCAAACAATCAAAGAGTACCTGCCAAACGAAGGAGACATGAAATGCAACTGACCACTACCCGCCAGGGCTTTGCGCCCACCACCATCACCGAGGCCATCCAGTTCAGCGAGATGCTGGCCTCCAGCCAGATGGTGCCCAAGCAGTACCAGGGCAAACCGCAGGACATCATGGTCTGTGTGCAATGGGGCATGGAGCTGGGCCTGGCCCCGCTGCAGGCCTTGCAGAACATCGCCGTCATCAACGGCAAGCCCTCGGTCTACGGTGACGCAGCCATGGCCCTGGTGCAGGCCAGCCCCCTGTGCGAAGGCGTCGAAGAATTCATCGAAGGCGAGGGCACTACCAACCCCATCGCTGTCTGCGTGGCCCACCGCAAGGGGCGCAAGCCGGTGCGCTCCACATTCAGCGTTGAGGATGCCAAGCGGGCCGGCCTATGGGGCAAGCAGGGGCCATGGCAGGCCTACCCCAAGCGGATGCTGGCCATGCGGGCCAGAGGCTTTGCCCTGCGCGATGCCTTCCCCGATGTGCTCAAGGGCCTGATCACCGCCGAGGAGGCCCAGGACTACCCGGCAGAGGACAAGCCCCGCCAGGCCCGCGACATCACGCCCGCCAACCCACTGGATTCGCTGGCCCCGCCGGCAGATCCCGTGCTGGTCGAGGCAGTCATCGAGCAGGTGGAGACTGTTGCTGTAGAGCAACAGATCACAGATGCGGTGACGGTCGAGCGCGAGCCGCAGGTCAGTGAGGCGGCTGGGTTTGCCTTGATGGTGCCTGGCAGGGAAGCGCCCTTCAGCACCCATGCCAACCTGGATGAGTGGGCGGCGGCGTATGAGGAGCTGTCCGACAAGACCGCCAAGGCGGGCAAGGTGCCGGCGCGTGACCGCATGACCAAGCTGCGCGAGCTGAAGGAGGCCAACGAAGGCCTGCTCAAGCGTTGCGATGTTGTGTGGAAGGCCAAGCACCTGGCCGGCTACCAGCAGCGCCTGCGTGCGCTGGGTGCCGCCCAGTAGTTAGGCCACCATCTGCTGGGCGGCGCTACCTACCTCGGCCACGCGCCTGCCCCAGCCCTTGCCGAACGTGTCCCAGGTCGGCAGGCTTTGCATAAAAGCCAAGCGCGTGGCCTGGTACTTCTCGACGATCTCGGCAGGCTCCATCGCGGCCACCTTGGCCAGCGTGCCATTGCCAATCGCCCCGTCCGGCACAGCGCCCACGGTCGTCTGCAACCACTTGGCTGCACGGCCAGGGCCGCTGTTGATGGCAGCATCAAACACCGCATAGTCCACGCCAGCAGGCAGGTCGTCGCCGCGCACCTTGTCCCAGTACTTGGTCTTGTACATTGGGCCGACGGTCTCAGGCGTCAGCGCACGCATAGCCTTCTCGTCCACCTCATGGCCGACCCATTCTTCCCAGACGCGCTTGGTTACTCCTAAATTAGTCATCCCTCCGGGATCTTTTGGGTGGTTAACAAAGTTTCCCTCGTGGTGGAGGATGGCAGCCAGTGCGGAGTCAAAGTTCTCTTTCATTTTTTAGCCTTCATGTCCATGATCTTTTCAAGGGTGCGCCCGCCGAAGTAGAAGGACATGATCAACATCCCCCACTGACCAAGCAGCTCGACGTAGTTGGCATTGGTGTCCTTGCCAAAAGCAGACATCATTGCAAACGTGAAGTAGCCGGCCAGGATGAAGATCAACGTCATGGGCCGGATGTTCTTTGACAGCCAGGAGTCGCTGCCCATGTCGGCCTTGAGCCGGTCGGTCAGGTTGTTTTGCTCTGTCTCAAATAGCTTGGTGTCGTTGGCCATGCGGGCCAGCTCACCGTCCTGCGCCAGCTTGGCCAGCTCGGCCTGCGCCTTGGCCTTGGCCTCTGGATCTGGGATTAGCTTGTCTACTAGCTTGCCGCCAACTTCAAGCAGCGCGGTCAGTGGGAGCATCAGTTTTCTCCTTGGGTGGTTCAGGTTCTTCTTCCGGCGGGGCCTTGCTGTTCAAGATGTCCTTGCCTTTGATGGCCAGCAGCGTGGCCAGGCTGCCCAGGATGTACTTGCTCATATCCGACAGCAGGAAGAAGAACTGTTTGTCAGCAGGGGCGATGCCGCTCATTGGCTGGGTCACGAACACCAGCGAGTAAAGCGAGAAGAAGACCATGCCCATCACGGTGAGGGCGAACACAATGCCGATGATGAAGCGCAGGATGGAGTCAAGTTGCTCGGGGCTGTATCTCACTTTTCATTCTCCAGCTTCATGTCGGTGGGCTTGTTCAGTTGGTCAGGACAGACGCCATTGATTGAGCACATAGGCCGCACGCAGTCCGGGCGCTCCCAGTGCTTGGGGTTCTGGCACTCGTAGCGAAAGCGCTCATCGCACCCGGCAAGTAGCAGCGCAGTGGCAAGCAGCAAGTACTTCATTGCATGGCCTGGCGAACAATAAAGATGATGATCACGCCAACCAGAATGACGGCAATTGCGCCGCCGATGATCTGCGCCGCCAGCAGACGCTGGGCCACTACCCGGCGGCGCTCAATCTTGGCCTCGCGCTCGGCCTTCTCGCGGGCGTGGCGAATCTTCATCCGCTCCTTGAGCATCTGCTCCCACAGCTCGGGGTAGCCGCCATAAACCAGCTGGTGCTTGAGCTGCTCCTCAGCCTCGCGCAGCTGGTTGGCCTGCATGACGATTTCCATAGCCCTCCCGGTGTCGCTCTGGCCCTTCTTGCCGCTGTCGTTGGCGGCCTTCTGGACAACGTCTTTGGCGTCAAAAAACTTGCCGAACTCCCCGACTAGGCCCTGGATGTCCTTGCCTAGTTTGATGGCCTTTTGAATACCCGCCACCGCCGCTTGTGCTGTAGCGAAAGCGGTGATGGGATCCATGTCAGCCTCCCTTGAAGTGCCCAGCAACCCAGGCCACGGCAGCCCCGACAGAGCTGGCGATGGTCATGCCCATCCAGAAGCCGCCCTTTCCCTTATTGGCCAAGGCCACAAGTTCTTCAAGCTGGCGCTCCATCTTGTCGATCTTTTTGTCCATCGTCTGGACGCGCTCCCACAGCACGCCGTACTTGACCAAGTCAATTTCCTCCATCACTCAACTCCTACTTACGGGTTCTGTACAGGCTCATCCGCAGGCAGCGGCGTGTTGCCTTCAGCCAGCCACGCGAGGTACTGCTGGTCTTGTTTACGTTTCATATGTGCAATCCTCATTTTCTCTCGGGTTTCTGGGCTGTGCTTGCGGCCCGCCATGTGGTTCAGTAATCCACGTTGGGAATCACCAATCCGACGTTTGGTTTGTTCAAACATCGCGTGCCCTAAGCGACCCGAGAAAACCTAATTACCAAGGCGTACCAGTGGCAACCGCCGGTGTCTTTTGCGCTTGAATCCGATCAGCCAAAGTTGCCTCAACAGCGGACTTGTCCACGCCATTAGCCCAGCACCAGCCAAGCACTTGCTGCTCGGTCAGGTCGGCGTAGGGCACCGTGGGATGACCATCTGCCCAGCCGCAAGTGCCGTAGGCGCTGTCGCTGTGCTCACCATCTACGCCGGTGCAAGACCAGTACGCGGTGGTGACAAAGCCGTCAGAGATTCGATGGTCAAGGCTAGAGATTTTCCAGGTGATAGTCATGCTTGTCCTTTCAGCGCGGCGACATCTGCTTGCAGCGCGGCGATGAGGGCTTGTTGCTCTTGGATTGCTTTGATGAGCATGGGAACAAAAGGACTGTAGGTGACCGACTTAAAGCCCGTTTCAGGGTCAGTCTCGACCATACGCGGAAATACTTCTTCAACTTCTTGAGCAATCCATCCAAGATATTTTGGAGCGTTCTCATCCTGAGTTTTCCAGTTGTACTTAACGATGCGTATTTTACAAAGATCGTTGACGTAACCGTCACGGGTCGTCTCGATGTTCTTTTTCAACGCAGCATCAGACGTTCCACCCGTTCCACCCGCGTTGGTCACAAAAAAGCGGTTGGTGTTTCCTGCGTCTTGGCACAAGAAAATGTAGTTGCCGTCAGCGGGACTTACGCCCGTGTACTTGACCAGCAGTCCGTTGGTGACAGTGCCGTTGTCGGTTTTAGTGTTAATAACAGCTGTTGCGTATTGAGAAGCGCCGGGATTTTTTGACAAAATATGCCCAGCGCCGCTCGTCGTCCCTACCAGCAGAGTCCCGCTGCTGTCGATGCGGGCGCGTTCGGCTCCGTTGGTTAGGAACACCATTGGTCGACTGCCACGGCTATCAATGTAAGAAGCAGCGCTATTGGCGTTAATGTAAAAGTTTAATGTGCCACCACTAGCCAACTCAAGTGCTGCAAAGTTTCCAGCGGTTCCAGTATTTACTGTTAACGCACTGCTACTGCCTG